AACGTTTGGGGTGACGTATTGGTGAACGAGCGCACGGTCGATGTTCACATCGCATGGATCCGGAAGACATTTGGATTCAAGACTATCGAGACCATGAACTCATCGGGATATATCTGGAATGATGAGTGTGAAGAAGAGAGTTGGGACGATGTGTTTGCGCACTTCCATGGAAGCTTTGCTTCAGACCTTGATGAATGGCTAAAGAGTAACTATCAATCACCTAAGAAGCTATGAATAAGATTAACTATGACAAATACGTTGGAATGCGTATGGATTTAGAGAAGGTAGAGGATACTAAATTTAACAACAATCATCCTAATGGTTTTAACGAAGGGTTTAAAGCTAAGGATACGTATATAAATTTAAAACTATCTAAAAAGTTTAACTGTTTATTTGTAAATTATGGTGATGGTAAATGGTTTCATACCTCAGAAATACAGAAGCAAGAGGAGCACGAAGGATATGATTTAATCTACACGCTTAACTCTGTGTATAAGGTAACACCAATATTTTCAGCAATACCTGGAGTACAGGAAAAATATTCTGTTTAGCATGAACACACTGATAGATAAAATAATCAACTCTGTTAAGAGAAGAGATAAAGATTTCTACACGAGGGAGCAGGTTATTAAAGCTATCGATTTATTCCGAGTAAGAGAAACGATAGTTTATCCATCCATTTATCATCCCGACATTACTATTGATGGCTTTTATATAAGTCCTCAGAGAGGAGAATTTAAGCGTGATGGTATACCACATCATCTAAATAAGAAACAGTTCGCTATAATGTATCTATTAATGGAGAATAAGGATAGATTAGTATCGAGAAAGGAGTTACTTGAAACAGTTTGGGGTATTGATTATTCAAATCATGGTAATTTAAACTGGTACATGGTAGGAATAAAAAAGTTAGCACCTGTTTTTAACATAAAAGGAAAAGGATATATATGGGGGAGCAATCATCTATAGAATGGTTAGTCAATCAATTAATAATAGAAAATGAGCTTACAATAAAAGGTGAGAATTTAAAATTAATTGAAATAGCTAAGCAACAAGAAAAAGATTTATTAGAAAAATTAAAAGATTTTGACACATGGAAGGAATGGAAAAACTCACAGCAGTAGAATGGTTATATCATAAAATAGTTATACAAAATTCAGATTGTTTAAAATGGAGGCAATACTTAGAAGAAGCCAAAGAAATGGAGAAAGAGCAGCATGGTAATACATGGGACACCGCTCTTGATAAATATGAAGTTAGAGCAGGAAACTATATGAGAGCTTATGAAGACTTTGATGAATACTACAACGAAATCTTTAAATCATGAACCAATACATAGGAAGACAAATTTATGATCGAGAGGACTATCTGAAGTTCTTCCCGGAGGACTATCAGTTGTGCATGCAGGACTTCTATGATGCCTGCCCATATACGATAGATCAACTACGATCACCCAGTAGAAAGGAAGACCTTAAGTCATGGAGGAATGTAGGTATGTTCTATCAATGGATGTTGAACAATAACTTCATGCATACAGGGATCATATTCAACCGCAACCACTCTACAGTTATACATGGTGTAAAGATGGTTGTAGATGCAATGGAAGGATATAACTATATTCTCAAAGAGAAGGTAGATGCAGTAATAAATAGTAACACATACGGAATATACGCAACGGACGACATTCACACAAACGAAGTTCTTGCATTAATACTTTTAGAAAATGAAAGCTTGGAAAGATTTAGAAAATGATGAACACATCTCCTTGTATTGGACAGGAGATAGAGAGAATCCAAAGACACTATGGTATCTTAACTATGGCGTAAAGATTGAGAAGAACATGGAGACCGGAGAGATCGAGGTTAAGAACACGATGACCAGCTCTGACATGTATGAGGACGTTAACCGTCATCAGCGATGGATCTTCGAATCGAGAGGATGGGAGGCCGGATGCATGCGTGTATGCCATGACGTGTATAAGAAGAAGGATGAGGATCTTAGAAAGCTGATGGACAATGCGTTAGATCAGAATAGACTTGAAGCCCTCGATCGTCTTAGAGTGATGCATGAAAAAGTTATTAACAAAATGGAGAGTTACGAACAAAGATTAAAAAAATTATCTTAAGTTTGTAACCCCAATAATTAAATCAAATAAATTATGAGTCAACACTGGAGAAACCTTTTCGACAAAGACGAGAAGTTCCTAGGTTCGTGGAACCTAGAGGTTAACGGCAATTTTGTGCCACAGATCGTTCATATCGAACGATTCTTTCAAGACACACTCGTGTCATCCATGGGTAAGGAGCAGAAGATCGTATGCAAGCTCAAGGAGTTTGCTAAACCCATGATAGTAAACAGAGCAAACTTTAAGCGTTTGGAGGGTCTATTCAACTCGTTCACAATAGACGACTTCTTGAACAAACCTGTCACGCTACAGGTAGAGAAGGTTAAGTCGCCGGACGGACTTGTTAACGGACTACGTTTCAGTTCGAGAGCACCACAGGTACAGAAGCCTACGAAGCCATCGATCAGTGATGCAGACTTCCCGAAGGCACTGGCTGCCGTAGAGAAGGGATCTACAACTGTAGAGAAGCTTATCGAGACACGTAGTTTAACAGAGGATCAAATAAAACAGTTGAGAGATGTTCAGAGCAAGTAACATAGACGCACTATTCGCAGGCCAGGACGGCCTAACGGAAGCACAGAAGAGTGATCTTGACAAATTATTGAGCCGTAAGGAGGACTATGAGTCTGGCAATCAGAAGTCAAAGCTAACTCCTACAATGGAGGCTACACTAAAGGATCTTTTAGATAAACAATTAGCTAAGCCGGAGCTACCTCAGGGAGCAAAGACACTTATCGAGGACATCGTAGACTCTGAGGTCTATCAGTTCAGAGATAGTTACACAAGTCGTGAGCTTGACAAGGGGCATGACGTTGAGGATGCTAACATAGACCTATACAATCGTGTGTTCTTTACGGACCACAAGAAGCTTGTAGAGGGTGACAAGTATGCAGAGCTTAGATATAACAACATCATAGGTCACCCGGACATTGTTGATGAGGTTATGAAGATGGTTAAGGATGCCAAGTCATCGTGGAATAAGAAGACCTTCAAGAAGAAGATCTCTGACGCTAAGAACTCTAAGTACGAGTGGCAGGTAAGAACGTATCTATACATGCTACAAGGCATCACAGGTGATAAGTCATGGTGTACAGGCGAGTACTTCTTCGGCCTTGTAGACACACCGGAGAGTCTTGTGCCGGAGTGGGAGGACGATAGCTTGCACAACACAGCAGGCCTTGAGGATCACCTAAGACTTACCGTTGTCCCTGTAGAGCTGACTGACGATATGGTTGAGCACATGGATCGCAGGATAAAGATGGGTATGGAGTATGCAGATGAGTATCGTAAATTCCTACTAAACAAAAACAAGTAATCAATTAAATTCAAATAAATGAGTAATCAATTCAAGTTTGCAGGAACGATCAAGGTGATCGGTCAGACAGTAATGGTATCAGAGAAGTTCTCCAAGAGAGAGTTCGTTGTTACTGACACATCAAGCCAGTACCCACAGGACGTATCGTTCCAAGTGACACAGGACAAGTGTTCGTTGCTTGACTCCTTCATGGAAGGACAGGCGGTAGAGGTGTCGTTCAACCTACGTGGTCGTGAGTGGACAAGCCCTCAAGGAGAGGTTAAGTACTTCAACACGTTGGAGGCATGGCGCATCGAGGGTGCACCGGCTAACGGCACAGCACAAACGATGTCTGTACCACAGGCAACGACAGCACCTGTAGCTACAGCTACAACAGAAGAGGATGGCGACTTGCCGTTCTAACTAATTATCAATCAGCCCACCGACAACCATCGGTGGGTTTTTAACCAATAATCATGATAACATATTTTAAGTCAGCAACAGATACATTACATCCGTTCTATCGATCTGTCGACTTTGCTATCGACAGGATAAGAGAAGGTAAGTCAAAGGATATAGTTGAAAAGGTTCGATCGTATTCTGAAAAGTCCGATCGTAATACCTTTAAAAAGAAACTGCCGGCAATATGTTTTTCTGGTAAGTTTGCTAAGAGAGATAGCTCATCTATCATAGAGCATAGCGGATTCATATGCATAGACTTCGATAGCTTCATCGATGAGTGGGCCATGCTTGATTATAGGGATGTCCTAATCAAGGATAAGTACTCATATGCGGTATTCGTATCACCATCGGGTGACGGCCTCAAGGTATTAGTTAAGATACCTAAGGACCCAGCGAACCATAAGAACTACTTCCTATCGCTTGAGAAGTACTACAACGTACCGGAGTTTGATCAACAATGTAAGGATATATCGAGAGTATGCTACGAGTCATACGACCCGGATATATATGTTAATAAAGACAGCGAGATATGGACGGACATACTCACAGAAGATCATACAGTATTCGAGATTAAGACCTCCAGAAATACTATAAAATTAGAGAATAACAATGAAGTGGTTAGACGACTACTAATTTGGTGGAATAGAGAGTTTGGCATGGTCCAAGGTCAAAAGAATAATAACCTATTTGTCCTTGCTTCCGCACTTAATGAGTTCGGCATACCTGAGGGTGAAGCAAGGGACGTTCTACTATCGTATGACGAGGGAGGTAAGGATAAGGAGATTATCAATATACTTCGCTCGGCATACAAGAACGTAGCACAACACGCCACTAAGTTCTATGAGGACACAGAGAAGATCGATGCCATTAAGACTATGGCTAAGAAGGGAGTGCCAACACAGGAGCTAATAACGTTGAACGGTAGTATATCTACGGATGTTGTTCAGTCGATAGCATCTGACGTTAACTCTGAAGACCCAACGGTCTTCTGGTCCAAGAATAGTAAGGGCATTGTAACGCACATCAATCACCTGTATAAGGACTACCTTGAGCTTGAGGGGTACTATAAGTACTACCCGGCCGGAGGAAAGAATTTCGTGTTTATCAGGGTGATGAACAACACAATCTCAGACACTACAGATGACATGATAAAGGATCACATCTTAGATATGCTGTATGGCATGGATGACAAGTCTATCTATAACTACTTTGCTGATAAGACGAAGCTGTTCAAGGAGGACCACCTGTCATTCCTTTCAAAGATAGAACCTAAATTCGTTCGTGATAACATAGATACAGCATATCTATACTATAGGAACTGTGCCGTTAAGGTCACATCCAAGGGGTATGAGAAGGTTGACTACATGGATATTGATGGCTATGTATGGGAGAAGCAGAAGATCGATCGTGATTTTGACTACTTTGATTGTGATGATGCCATCTTTAAGCAGTTCGTAGATCGTGTGAGCGGAAGCGATGATACACGAATGCTGTCCATAGAGTCAACGATAGGTTATCTCATGCACTCGTACAAACCTCCTGGCTATTGTCCTGCCGTCATTATTAATGACGAAGTGATCTCGGACAACCCGGAAGGTGGTACGGGTAAGGGTATGCTTGTCAATGCTGTGAGTCAGTTGAAGCGCAACGTGATCATTGATGGCAAGGGATTCTCATTCACAAAATCATTTCCATACCAACGTGTGTCAGCTGATACACAAATACTTACATTCGATGATGCCAACCGTAACTTCGAGTTCGAACGATTGTTCTCTGTAATTACAGAGGGTATCACGCTTGAGAAGAAGAATAAGGACGAGATACATATCCCGTTTGCTGACTCACCTAAGATCGTCATAACTACAAACTATGCGATCAAGGGTACTGGCAACTCGTTCGAGAGACGTAAGTGGGAGCTTGAGCTGGCACAGCACTATCATAAGGACTACACTCCGGAGCATGAGTTTGGTCAGCAGTTGTTTACTGACTGGGATAAGAACGAGTGGCTTAAGTTTGACAACTACATGATATCAAACCTACAGCTGTATCTTAGCAGAGGCCTCATCAAGTCTAAGTTCAAGAACCTTAAGGAGCGTCACCTCATCGCATCTACATCGTTTGACTTTGTTGAGTGGTGCAAGGACCCGAACAACGACTATACCAAGGCATATGCCGAGTATCTATGTCAATCGATCTACAACAACTTTGTTGAGACAAACCCGGACTACTCACCGAGAGGTAAGTATCCATTGCTTCAGCGTAAGTTCTATGCATGGCTTGACGAGTGGGGTGCATACAGGTACAACGTTAAGCCTAAGACATATCGTGGTGCCAATGGGAAGATGATCAGATTCGATGTTAAGTTACCAGAACAAAAATCAATGGAGTTATGAAACAACTTAGAGACTATCAGATAGATATATCAAATAAGGCTGTTGAAGTTCTTAGGAACTTCGGAATGGTTTATCTTGCAATGGAGGTTAGGACTGGAAAGACCTCAACCTCTTTGCAGGTAGCCAAGATGTTCGGAGCTAAGAACGTACTATTTCTTACAAAGAAGAAAGCACTTAATAGCATAATGAATGACTTTTGGGATTTTGGTTTTGATAATTCATTTAATATTATTGTATGCAACGATGAGTCAATGCACAAGATTGAGAATCCTATGAAGTTCGACTTGATTATACATGACGAACACCACCGGTTCGGATCCTTCCCCAAACCGGGTAAGGCTACCAAACTATTCAGAGAGTTATTCGCTGATAAGCCTATGATATTTCTGTCAGGTACACCAAACCCAGAGTCGTTCAGTCAGATGTATCATCAGATGTGGGTGTCATATCGATCACCATGGAGCAACTACCGTAACTTCTATAAGTGGGCAGCTGACTATGTTAATGTCAAGCAGAAGCGCATAGGAGCGCACATGCATAACGACTACTCCGGAGGTATAGAGGATAAGATAATGAAGGACGTATCGCACCTCATGATCACCTTTACACAACAAGACGCAGGCTTCAGCACGACAATCAAGGAGACCATCCTGCATGTAGACATGGCTCCACGAACGATGATGATGGTTAACAAGCTACTGGCCGACAGGGTTATCGAGGGTAAGGACGAGGTGATACTTGCTGACACAGCTGCAAAGCTCATGCAGAAGTTGCACCAGTTGTATAGCGGAACGATTAAGTTTGAGTCCGGAAACTCGATGGTTCTTGATATCTCCAAGGCTGAGTTCATTAAGTCACAGTTCGAAGGAAAGAAGCTCGGTATATTCTACGTGTTCAAGGAAGAGCTGAATGCATTAAGTCAAGTCTTTGGTTCACAAAACTTGACAACAGATCTGGATGAGTTCAATTCTTCAGACAAGTCTATAGCATTACAGGTCGTTTCTGGGCGTGAGGGAATAAGCTTAAGGAATGCAGACTATCTTGTGTTCTATAACATACAGCACTCGGCAGTATCGTATTTTCAAGCCATCGATCGTATGACCACCATGGATAGATTATCTAACGAGATCTTTTGGATATTCTCCAATGGTGGGATCGAGGATAAGATATACAAGGTAGTTAAGAGTAAGAAGAAGTATACGTTGAATGTATTTAAAAAGGATTACTTGAAATAAGTCCAATAAATTTGTAAAAAAACGGGACATTAATCGGAATATATCCGATTAAGTATATACAATTAAACAAAGTCACCTATATAAAAATCAATAATATGAGTTTAGATGTTTATTTAACACGCAAGAAATGGGTAAGCTATGATGAAGGCAAGACCCTTACAGAAGAGGAAGAAGAAATTTATTCTGCAAACATTACCCATAACTTAGGCGAGATGGCTGACAAAGCCGGGATATATGAGGCGTTATGGAGGCCTCATAGACTTAAGGAAGGTTATAATATTCCTGATGGAGATTATGACTCTGAATATGATTTCGAAGATAACAGCGTCACAATAGCTTCAGAGATTATCCCATTTTTAGAGAAGGGCCTTTCTGACTTGAAGAGTCGTCCTAAGTATTTTGAAAAATACAACTCACCTAATGGATGGGGTATGTATCATAATTTCGTTCCATTTGTTGAGAAGTACTTAAATGCTTGTATAGCATACCCTAACGCCATAGTTAAAGTTTGGAGATAGAAATGAAAAAGATAATAACAGATCCAAACGTACAGCAGTTAATAAATCAGTTCGACCTTACTACACCTAAGATGCACAACATCTTGATTGATGACTACGAGCTGGATAATGGACGCATTGTAATTATTTCAGCAAAGGTATTGTCTGATTCAATGGAGTTCGTTAGATTTGCCGACATGTCCAGATTGATTGATCGATTGGACGAGTGCAATATCATATTCCATGTTAGAAAGCAAGGTACAACGTAAGTTAATAGAGCAATTGGAGAAGGAGGGTTACTATGTCATTAAGCTGTCGGTAACAAATAAGAATGGGATAGCTGACATACTGGCCCTCCCTCCTGGCTGTAGTGCTGAGTTCTATGAGGTAAAGCAGAAGGGCAAACGTCCGGCACCTCTACAGATCTATAGGGCGAACGAACTGAAGAAGTACGGAATTAAAACCTATTTATATGACGGAGAAAAAGAAGAGTTGTAAAAAAAGATTAATTGATAATCGAGGAATTGAATTAATGAATGTTGAAAAAAATTCAGTTTATTTAGTAATTCAGGATAAAGATGATTATCATTATACTTTAATGGATGACAAAGGAAAAACAATTAGATTAGCTATGGATAGATTTGAAGATGTAGGACTTGAGTTTACTACAGGTCCCGGAGTAAAAAAAGATAATCACTACGACAATTCGAACGGCAGTTTATATTTATTTGCAGAGCAGCATCAGCTAAATGCGTGGGAGTTCGACATAATAAAACGTATAACGAGATGTCGAAAGAAGGGACAGTTTAAAGAAGATTTAGAAAAAACAAAAAGAGTAATTGACTTATATTTAAAAGAGTATGAACAATAAACCAACAACAGCACAGAAGTATATTGCACTAGCAACACTTCTACCAGTCATGGCCGACTGGATTGAGGAACTACGAGACACCAACCTGTTTAGACACGAGATGGCATCTAAGTTCAATGCAGCAGTAAACTCTATCCGTATGGCAGATCAGAAGCTTTACGAGAGAACCGGAATGATTATGCCATTGTTCGATGACAACGGTGAGCCGGTTCTAACCAAGAAAGGATTCCCTGCAACAAGATCCGCAACGGATGAGGAATACAAAGAACGAAACATACAGATGGCAGACAACCAGATTGCCGCTCAAACAGCGTTCTCTCAATGGATTGCTAACGAAGTAAATGACCCATATGAAAGC